TAGTATATTCTTTGCTACCTATATAAAAAGGTAAACCTGTATAAGGATTTATAACTTTGTTTATTCCACTTGTTTGCATGTAAAACGATTTTTCTGATATAAAAAAATTATACAAAAATTGATTTATTATTGATTCTAACAATGTTTGTCTACTTGTATCAAATCCCATCATCATAACAGGTTTATACTTACATATTTTCATATCGTTAAACAATCCTTGAACAAAAACAACTGAAGGATTAGTTGGTATTTCAAAATTTTTCTTGATTGTATTTAAATCTTGAGCTAACGAATATTCCGAAATAATTTTCCTTTTGTCTTTTACAAAATCATCATAATTAAATAAATATTGCATCAAAATAGAAGGATCATTTTGGACGTAAAACCAACCCATTTTATTTGGAGTGAAACAACTAACAGATTTCCTTTGTTTTTTTTCATTTAATTCATGGAAAATAGAATTATCTAATATAGAATAAATTGCTGTGGCTGTTGGATCACATTTGACTAGAATTTTTGTTATCTTTTCAATCTCAATTATATCTGATTTAATACATTCATTGTACATTTTTTGAAAACTTTCCATTAATGTAACATAATTTTGTTCCATATTTATTTTTACATTTTCAACTGTCTCTAAATCTTCTATATCAATTTTATACTTAAGTGATTTTTTTGATACATATCTAGAAATTCTCATTGTCATTTTTGTACGATTTTGCTTTGTATATGCTTCCAAAAAAACTCTATTATAAAACATGACTTTTAACCACATTAATAACTCATCTCTATTTTTTGGCTTTTGAAATTTATAAGATATATGCTTTCCCCAATAATCTTTTATGTCTTGAAATGTAAATTTAAATTTTGATCTTATATTTTTTAAAACATTTTGACCTTTGTCATATAGAAACCTAGGATGATAAATTGCATTGTCATAATTTTCAAAATCAACATAGAAACTATCCAAATCATTTATTTCGTTTGCTTTTTTTATCAAACCACTTATAAGCCTTCTTGATTTGTCTGTACCATATTTATATAATCTATAATTATTTATATCCCCCTTGCAATATAAGGTGAATAATGATAATTGATCAGGACATCCATATATTTCTATTGGTAAATCATAAGAATTCATTCTAAAATCATTTCTCATTCCTTTTAATAATGAATATGCTTCTCTAACACAATAAACATGTGTTTTTTGGAAAAAATAACAAAAAGATAAGTTACATCCCATTCTTAAACATTCACCTTGTCTAGACAAAGCTGCTTCGATATCATATTTATATCCTGTACAAGGTAAATTTAAATTTATTTCTTTTGACTTTTTTATATGTGGGTATAACATTTGACCATTAAAAGACATTAAAGATACAAATTCCATAAAAAGTTGTTGACAACTTGTTTTTCTATCACTATCATTGTAACCATGAAATTTCATCATTAATTTATACATAGATCTATAATTTTCAAATTCTTCATCATTCTCAAAACATATTAACTGAACATAATCATCAGAATGTTCCATATGAAAACATTTCAATTTCGAATTTGGATTTACTTTTTGCCAAATTTTGTTTGTATAATAATTACAGGAAGATGCTTTTATAGAAGATGCATAATTAAACATTCCTTGCAAGAAGTTTTGATTACTAACAATATATGCTTTGTTGTCTACTATATTTTTTAAATAAAGTGTTTTATTTATAATAGGAATTGTTTTGTTTATTAATTCTTTTGGAATATTTATTTTTTTGTCTGCCCAGCATGCAAATGTTGTTTTTAATAATAAATAAAATTCTTTTGGTACATATTCTTTTAACACTTTACACATTGATTGAAATGAACCCATTGTCTCAGCAGCAGACCATTTTGTACAGTCACCATTTACATATCTTAGTTTTAATTTATTTTCAATACAATATTTTGTTGCTTCATCTAAATTTTTTTGCATTTGATTCATTTTTAAATCTCCAGGAATAGATATACATTCTGTTGGACATATTTTTGCTAATTCATTAAAAAATAATTCAACAATTTTTGCTGCAGCTTTTGCACATACATTTACAACATAAAATTCTCTTTTTGATCCATATTGAGACTTAATACAAATATCTGCTTGTACTTCACCATCTTGTTCTTCATATAATATTTGAACTAAATCTTCAATAGTAGAAATATCTTTATAATCATCTAAATAATCTATTACTGTTTCCCAAACTTTTTGTCTTTCCTTATTTGCATAATATTTTGAATCATTCTCTAATTTATAATATTTTTGCTCATCAAGATATCTTTTATATTCTTCCTCTTCATATATATTTTTAAAAGACAATCTTTTAAATAATCTTCTCATTAATGATTTTCTCTCATTTGCATTTTTAATTTCATCCAATTTTCTATGTAAACTATGAATAACTGCTTTTGTACTAATAAAATCAGATATAGGAGTTGATAATACTTTATTTATTATTTTTTCGAAATTTGGTTTAATACTTTCAATCAAATTTTTAAATGAATGGTATATTACATTTGAAGAATAACCTATTTGATTTTCAGATTGAATATAAGCAAATTTTTCCATTTCCTCAGGTGTATTTACCCATCCGTATTTTATATTATCAGGTGTTTTTAAAAATTTCTCTTGAAACTCCAATATTGTATTTATTGCTTTTATTTTTTCATGATATAAATTTGACGGATCTTTCATTGTATGTACATATATAAATGCTTCTTCTAAAATTTGATCTATATTTTCACATTTAAAATTTGTCCATAAAGATTGAATTTCTATATTACCACCAATACTATCTTGATGTCTTTTATAATTTCTAAAAACTGGTTCTAAAAATTTTATTTTTTCCTTATTTAATACATCGTCAGTTATTATTTTTAATCTGTCAAATAATCTATTTATTATCCAAGTTACTAAAAGATTATTATAAGGTGGACCAAATTTAGTTGTCAATAATTTTTGAATATTTGTATATGTTGAAAAAGATGACATAAGCGCATACCTTGTATCCATTAAAATTTCTTGTATTTTTTGGGATGTACAACAAGATATGATTGCTTTTATTGCATACATTTCTTCTAAATAATTTTGATTTTTCTTTTTCATATCAGCACTTAAACACATTGTACTCGATAATACAGAATAAAACGAATCTCTTATAAATGTACATTTATTTAAAGGTAATCTATTCCAATTCGTGCAAACAAGCCATTTATCATCATCTATTTTATACTTTGATAATTTACC